GATCCCGCCTATACCTATCTTGGAGCCGTCACTACCAAGACCTCATGTGCCACACCTGATGAAACGACCGTGATGATATTCGAACCAGGAATCTACACCATCGGCGCGTCTGCCTCCGATGATTTGAGTCCGTTCCTCGTTTCCAACCCAAACACGCGCATCTGCGTGGGCGCGGAGAACGGATCGTGGTTCCCTGGTGGTAAGGTCGTGTCGGGTTCGGTGTCCCGCAATAACGATGGTTTGGGCAACCCAACCACCAAGATCACTATCACCCTGTACAGCAATGCCAACGCTTCGGCATCGATCCCTGTCGGTTCGTACATTGAGTTCCCTGCCGACGCTATTGGGGCTACCGCTCCTACAGGGTTCGACATGCTTGTCGGATGTGCTTTCCCTGTGGTCAGCAAGTCCACGACGGCGAACTACTTCGTCCTTGAAGGACACACCGTGGGATACACGGGCACGATAGAGGTAACCGCTGCTGGAGATTCCGATCTCACGGGTCAGAGCATTTCTCCTTTCTTCGGATCGTTCACGGACTCCGACTTGCAGTACTTCAACGCATATCGCACGGTGTTCAAGGTTGCAGACGATGCATCATCGGCGTTCATTGTTGATAGGGGAACCCTCTACTTGGGAACGACTCCATCCGACTATCCATTGAGCATCGATCCAATCGCCATCGTCTACGATTCTGCGGGATCGACAGGAACTGCCAACCACGGTGTCATCGTGAAGAACGGCGGAACTCTCGTATCCAATGGAACGGTGTTCTCGACCTTCCTCAACAAGGGTGCCGCGATCAAGGTTACCGAGGGACGAGCCGATCTCTCCAACAACATCATGACCAACAACACCGTAGGCGTGGCATCCACCTTCGGACGAGTCAAGACGAACAACGACAACATCAACATGAACTCTTTCGGAGTGATCAACGACGATGCGTCTTCCGTCGAGATCAAGAACAGCAACCTGAAGTTCAACGAGTTGGGCATCCTATCTGCCAACAACAGTTCAAGCAAGGTCAAGAAGACCGTTGTGAAGAACTTCTATCGTCAGACAGGTGTTTTGGTTGGAACCAACAGCACCGTCCTCATCGAAGGATGCACATTCAATACATCCAACCTCTATGACAACACCATACCATTTGATCAAAACTACGCTGGCAGCAATGGGTCTGTCGGAGCAGTCTACGGAATCGATTCCTTCTTGAGAGTGACTGACTCGTATATTTCAGGAATATCAACTCTCGTCTCCACTCGCGGCGACATTGCCGTGTCTGGGGGAAGAAACACGATTATTGGAGGAGTATACAAGCCAAGTTCAGATGGAAACCTAACGATTGCAACTGACACCAATAAGACGGACTTGCAAAAGACCAACCTCCTACCCACAGGCATCAACACAGGAAGCATCTAATGGGAAAATTTGAACACAAGCAGGACGGCACAATCGTCATCAATTCGGTCAAGATGCCCTTGGGTCTCTTCCTTCGCCTTGAGCCGTCATACACGCTCCCCGCAGGAGCCAAGGGACAGACCTATGTCCAAGGCAAGGGAAGACACATCGTCGCAAAGACACCCTACAGGATCACGGGATCATGGGGAGAAGGTGATCGCTACATCTCTCGCGAACGAGAGTTCGCCGCAGCCATGCTCACCGAAAGCCTTGAGTACAAGGAGGCGCGTGATCTCGTAGCGAAGGTGGAGGCTAAACGAAGGACATCGCAGGAGAAGCGCAAGGCAGAGTATCCAAGCATCGATGAGTTGGTAGTGGCTCTATGGAAGCATATTGTCGAGGGCAAGAGCCTGTCGGAGTGCGGTGCCTCCGATCTACAGGCGGTCAGGGAATCCGTCAAGTCTAAATATCCCAAGGAGAACGACGAATGCCAGTTGACACCCGACAAAAACTCATCGACTACTGTCTCAGACGGCTCGGTGCCCCAGTCATCGAAATCAACATCGATGAAGAGCAAATCGAAGACCGCGTCGAAGACGCGCTCCAACTCTTCTCAGAGTACTCGTTCGACGGGGTCGAAAGAGTCTACCTGAAGTACAAGGTCACGCAGGAAGACATTGACCGCAAGTATCTCCTGATGACCGCTGATCGGAATCAGATCGACAGCGCGGATGGTGGTGGCTTGCTTCAGGCTGACGCGCAAATGACCGTCAGCGAGACGGGTCAGACGGGATATGTGGGCATCGAAGACTTGGTCACAAGCGTCACCAAGATCTTCCACATCACCTCGCAGACCATCGACATGTTCGATGTCCGCTATCAGTACGCGCTCAACGATCTCTACACCTTCGGAACAATCGATCTGGTGCAGTACGATCTAACGCAGCAGTACCTTTCACTCCTACGGCAGTTCCTCAGCCCCGAGAAGCAAGTGCAGTTCAGCCGCGTGACCAACAAGTTGCGTATTGACATGGATTGGAAGATCGTGCGCCCTGGGCAGTATTTCGTTATCGAATGCTTCCGCGTGTTGGATCCACGGGTATACCCCGAGATCTACGAGGACAGGATGCTCAAGAAGTACCTGACCGCACAGATCAAGTTCCAATGGGGAGTGAACCTGTCCAAGTATTCAGGAGTGAAACTTCCTGGTGACATCACCCTCCGTGGTGACGAGATGATGAAGGAAGCACAGGCAGACATAGAGAATGTCGAAAAGGAACTCAGAGAGAAGTACGAACTGCCCATCGACTTCATGGTGGGATAAGGCAAACCAATGGCAGTAAACCCCTACTTCAACAAGTTCAAGAATCAGCCTGAGCAGAATCTGGTCGAATCCCTGATCATTGAGAACATCAAGATCCACGGGATAGAGATGTACTACATCCCCAGAACCATGCTCAACAGAGATGATCTGTTTGGAGAGGCGGCATACTCACGCTTCGAAACATTCAAGATGATCGAAATGTACATGGACACGGTCACCGCATTTGAAGGCGGCGACATGTTCACCAAGTTCGGTCTTGAGATCCGCGACAGCGTGAAGTTCACAGTATCGAAGAAGCGGTTCAAACGAGAGACAGGAATGGAGCGTCCCATGGAGGGCGACCTGTTGTACCTACCCCTCAACCGTGGACTCTTTGAGGTCAAGTTCGTGGAGCATGAGAACCCGTTCTACCAACTTGGCAAACTCTACTCTTATCAATTGACTTGCGAACTGTTCCAGTACACGGAGGAGGAATTCACCACAGGCATCCCAGAGATCGATGTCATCTCCGACGATGCAGGATACAAACTCGACATCACGATAGGAGCAGCAAGTGGAGCGGGATCTTTTGCAAAAGGCGATCTCGTATATCAATGGTCCAATGGGACGATTACGGGTGGCTTTTCGGGAGCGGATGCAAAAGCGACCGTTTATGAGTACAACGCGAACACGCCGAGCCGCATTACTCTTGTTGACCTTGTTGGTCAATGGATCACGGGATCGTCGGAAATAGCCACCGTCTACTTGACAAAGCAGGATGACAGCGTCTATGCGACCGTGTCTGGAATCGCGGACAAGTTCGGAGACCTCATCGACCATCAGAATGCCGAGATCGAAACCGAGGCAGACACCATACTCGACTTTTCGGAACAGCACCCCTTCGGAGACCCGTGATAAATGCTTGAGTACTTCTACCATCAGGTCATCCGCAAGGTCGTGGTTGCTTTCGGCACCTTGTTCAACAACATCCACATCGCCCGCTACGACAGCAACGGCAACGAGGTGGAGCGAATCAAGGTTCCGATTGGCTATGGCCCACAGCAGAAGTTCATTCGCCGCCTGAACAGGATCGGCAGGGACTTCGAAGAGCGCAACATCAAGTATGAGAACTACCTCCCTCGCATCTCGTTCGAAATGCAGCAACTGACCTACGACTCCGCGAGGAAACTCTCGACGCTGAATCGAACGGTCAGTTACATTCCATCTTCGTCTTCGTCTGTAAAGAGTCGGTACGAGCGGGTGCCCTACAACATAGACTTCCAACTTGGCATCATGGCAAAGAACACCGAGGATGCCCTTCAGATAATCGAGCAGATCCTGCCCTACTTCCAACCCGACTATACGGTCACGATCATCCTGAACGAATCCACCGATCCGAGAGTGGATGTACCCTTCGTCTTCAAGAGCGCGACCTTGAGCGAGGGCAGCGACGGATCCTATGACAACTACGACACTCGCAAAGTGACCTATGTGAACATGGTATTCACCGCAAAGTTCTATCTGTACGGTCCCATCCGCGAGTCGAAGATCATAACGGGAACGGAAATCAATCTCGACTTGAGTGGTCTAGGACTGACGAATTCCACGGTTACGGTTTCTGCAACGGTGGAGGGCGCGACTGCGGGAACGAGTTTGACCGCGTCGGTCTCTGGTCACTACGCACTTGACGGTTACGCTGTGCCCGCCAATTTCACCATCGGTACGACGGGAATATCGACCAACATAACGGAATACTGAAATGAACGAACCAACCCCAGTTGACATGAACCTTGCGAAAGCGTTGGATCTTTCCATACCCGAGCCTGAAGTGCTTCCCGCCCGTGCCCCCGTGCGCGTGAGCGCACACGCGGGTGCGACCGCCGATGCCGACATCGACTACCGAGAGGTCAGGGACAACCTGAAGCGCGTCATCATGCAATCGGAGGAAGCCACACAGAGCATCCTTGAGGTTGCACAGGATAGTCAGAACCCCCGCGCATACGAGGTGGTCGCCCAACTCATCAACGCCAACTTGGAAGCCAATAACAAGTTGATCACCCTCCACAAGCAGATGAAGGAGATCAAGAAGGAGGAGGAGTCGCGGCAGACCAACATCACCAACAACAGCATCTTCGTGGGCAGCACGGCTGACCTACAGAAGATGATCCGCGACATGAGGAGAAAGGAGTTGCCCGATGCCCCGCAAGCAGGGTGAAGCATATCTTGGCAACCCTCTGCTCAAGGGGCCCAATGTACAGATCGACTACTCCAAGGAAGACCTTGAGAAGTATGTTCGGTGCGCCAGCGACCCCGAGTACTTCCTTGAGAACTTCATGAAGATCGTCACGCTCGACCACGGGCCGCAGTTGATCCAACTGTACGACTTCCAAAGACAGATCATCCGATCCATCACCGACAACCGATTCACGATCTGTAAGATCCCCCGTCAGAGCGGCAAGTCCACGATCATGATCGGCTACATCCTGCATGCGATCCTGTTCACCAACAACTACAAGTGCGCGATTCTCGCCAACAAGTTGAAGACCGCCAC